GCTCCAGTGATTCGCGGATTGCGTTTACTGGAAGTTCCTTTGTTTCTTTGCATTTTACCGAGTTCATATATCGTGCAGTTTATGCTTGTTCTGTTTATTTCAAATACGTAAGAACGTATCAGGAAGGACGGTAGAACTCGCCAAAGTGTTCCCGGGCGGCGGCTTGATAAACAATGGCGGCTTCTTCTGCGTCAGAAAAAGAACCAAGATTCAAACGACGACCATCAGCGCAAAGGCGAACTCTCCATTTCAGTGTTCTTTTAGACCACCAAACCCCGGTATGACCAGATGTGTTGTTCTTTTGTTTTGTTTTGTTTCTATTGTTTTCTTGGCTTGTTGCTAATCTTAAATTATCCAGATTATTATTAAGGCCATTTCCGTCCCGGTGGTCAATTTGCAAACTTCCAGGATAAATTCCATGTGCGAGAAAATAAATAACCCGATGCGCCAAGTAGGAAACGCGCGAAATTCTCAAAGCCCAATATTTCTTGCATCCAGCAACTACGATTGTCCCGGCTGTTGTTCCGGGATACTTCGCATTCCACACCGCCCATGCGTTATTCGTCATAAAATGGTGGCGAGGCCGCGTTTTCCACCGGAGCCCGGTTTTGCTGCTCACGTCAACTTCTACCGCTTCATGTAAAAGACCAAATCGTCGCTCAACTTGTTTATTATAATTGCCTTTTAGTTTCACCTCTTGGTCCGTTGAGTTCATTGTTGTCTGCATTATTGTGTTGATTCTACGAAAGAAGAGTAATAGTCCGAAAGCGAAGGAACCGGAGTTGAAAGCTGCCGCCTTCTGTTTTGCAGTAGGAGACAAGCTGAAGAGATAACGTCCGCATAGCGTCGTCACCGTCGCATCAGGTGCTGAGGTGGGATTTGTCAAATCACGCGGCTGGGGAACTCTTAGCCACTAAGATCGTGACCTCCAAACCCAGGTTGCGCACAGCGCCCTCTTCCGTAACCGGAAGCGTTTTAGTTTCCCGCGTTCTCCTACACGGGCTGGCGGCAGTCCCGTGGGGGAGATTTTCCAAGTAGGGCAGCATTAGCCTCGCCGGAAGATTCCCGTTCAGCGCGGGTAGTATGTCTGCTGAATGACTTGGGAATCCTGCTGCACCTCTGGCTTAACCTGAATCAATGCAACAAAAAGAACCCTACCGACTAGAGACTTTCGGTAGGGCTCGTGACTGATTTGTGGCCAGTCGGGGAATCGCGCCGTCAGTCTCTAGTTGACGTGAGACTGATTACGGTGCCCCACTACAATCGTCAAGCAGATTCTTGGCGCAAATCCGCATTCACGTATTTCAGCGTTGACATCCAGCCGCCGGGGATGCACTGTCCTGGAAACAACCCATCCGATCACCGCCAATGAATTCCGCTCTTTTAGTCGTAGGGGGCAACCCCGTCGAGTTCGTCACATCCGCCCCGACCAAGATCACGCTTCCTACGGTTGGCGCGGTTGGAGGTGTTGGGCAGAACAACATCGCTGCCGCCACGCTGACTGCTGATGACGCAGGCAAGACGATCTTCCTGAAGCTCGCTGCCGGGTTTGTCACCACGCTTCCGCTTCCTGCTGCCGGGTTGAGCTTTGAGTTCATCGTCGGCACTGCCCCAAGCGCAGGCTCCTACACCATCGTCACCAGCGGGTCCGCCAACATTATCAAGGGGCAGGTGTACACCACGGACATTAACTCGGCTACGGATGCCGATTTTGAGACTTCCGGCGGTGACACTATTACGCTCGTCACTGCAAAGGCTGTTGCAGGCGACCGCGTTGAGCTTCGGTGTGACGGAACCAACTGGTTCGCTTATTGCTTCTGCTCGGTCTTCGACGCCATCACGATCACGACCGCCTCCTAATTCGTGGCCGACATCACGGAGCGTCAGTTCACCTTCTACGTGGACTGGCGCTTTTTCCTGTAACTCATGGTCGCTCCAGTCATCCAAAGACAAGGCGGGCTTTCTCCAAAGCCACCGCTGTTCGATTACGACTCATGGGGGCTGGACGAAAACGGAGGGATTTATCACGAACTCTACGGGGAATGGTGGGACGGCAAGATTGGGTACACCCGGCTGGACATTGAGCTATCGGCGTTCATCCGGGGGTTGACTCCGGAAGAAGGAGGGATGGGGAAGTACGAGCATCTGCGGGAGTGTATTGATCTGCTCTGGAACTCGGGCGGCAAGAACGTCGTCGAGTGGAACCCCTGGCTGGAAAAGATGTTGGAGGAATCCTGCGAACACAACTTCCTTGCCGTCGCTGGATGTTCCTCGTCTTCCAAGTCCTTTGGCGGGGCGATCATTGCCATCGTCAACTTCATTGCGGACCCGGAGAACACACTCGTCCTCGTCACCTCGACATCCATCGGCGCGGCCAAGCGGCGGATTTGGAAATCCGTCATGCAGTTGTGGAACAAGCTGCCGGACAAGTACAAGCGGCTCGGCAAGGTCAAGCCGTCGCTGAATATGATCCACTACCAGCCACAGGACGGATCGGTGGCGCATGACGCAGCGTCCATCTGTCTTGTTGCTGCCGAGCAGAAGCAGGAAGCGTCCGCCGTCCAGAAGCTCGTTGGGTTGAAGAACGAGCGAGTGATCCTGATTGCGGACGAACTCTGCGAACTCTCCCCTGCCGTTCTCCATGCGTCCGACAACCTGATTTCAAATCCATGGTTCCAGATGATTGCGATGAGCAATCCGAAGGATAGGGAAGATCCGTTCGGGCTGATGTGCGAGCCCGTTGAAGGCTGGGCTACGCTGGACGAGTCCATGATGGAGTGGGACACCAAGTACGGGAAAGCCATCCGGTTCGACGTTCTCCAGTCTCCGAACTACTTGGAGCAAGAAGTGATCTACAAGTATATGCTGACTTATGAGAAGATTGAGAAGTTCCGGCAGCAGCATGGCGAAAACTCTGCCCGGTTCTACCGCTTCTATCGCGGGTTCTTCCCAGTTCAGGGCACCGAGGATACGATCTACACGGACACGGATTTCAATGCGTACATGCAGGAATCCGTCAAATGGAAGAAAGAACCAACAAAGATCGCGGGGCTGGACTTGTCCTTCTCCAGCGGCGGTGACAAGACGAGTCTGTGCATTTGTCTGTTTGGCGAGACAATCGACGGGGTGATGTGTCTTCAGCTTGAGAAGTTCTACGCCATTCATGAGAATGCGGCGGACAAGATGAATCCTCGAACGGATCAAATCTGCGGCGAGGTGAAGAAGATCCTAGATAAAGAGGGCGTGGCGTACAGGAATCTGGCAGTCGATAGCACTGGCGGCGCTGGCACGGTGGACAGATTGACGCAGTTCATGTCGAAGGAAATCCTGCGCATCAACTTTGGTGGCAGGGCAACAGAACGTCCAGTGTCGTCAAATGATCGGACTCCATCGTCGAAGAAGTACACCAATCGCGTTTCGGAACTATGGGGCGTCGGAATTGAGTTTATGCGAGGCGGGCAGTTGAGCGGATTCCGCAGAGATCCAGAGCTGTGCCATGAGATGAAGGCTCGTCGATTCTCCATGGTGAAAGGCGCGGATGGCGAACGGATGACTGTTGAGCCTAAGCCAAAGATGAAGCTGCGGATCGGTCGCTCACCCGACAAAGCTGACTCGCTTATGCTTTGTATTGAAACTTGCCGTGAGAGATTCCACTGGCAATCAAAGGAGCGCGGCTTGTCTGTGCTGCCGAAAAAGGACTTCTTTGAAGTAATGCGCAGACTGGATGTTGTAAGTAGATCCAACGGCGGCGGCGACTGGCAGGCTATTGCTTGACTTTACGTAGATGCGGATTAAACCTACCGATAGAAATGACTTCTTCTCGCGCCGACTTACTGCTTGAAAACATACCGGATGATGAATCCCCGGCACCAGAGGAGCGGATCAAAGACGCATCAACTGGCAGAGAACTCTACCGTGCGATGCTTCAAGCGGACAGGCAATCCGCTGCGCAACGGGTTAGGCAGCAGGCAATGCTGGACGGTGAGCCTCCCCACGATCAGGCAGTCCTGACGGCGACAGGGCAGGGCAGTATGACAAACCTGAACTGGGGCGATGCTGAAAACATCGTAGAGTTCACAAAGTCAGGGATGATTGATCTCGTCAACTCCGTCGAGAACCTTGTTCGCACCCCACTACTGAATCAGTATTTCGAGGATGAGGAGCAACGGCGCGAATACGAACAGACGCTTGCCGAGGAAGTGACGAAGACGTTCCGCCGCTGGGAGGGATTTGATTTCAACTACCAGAACCTGATTCATCACTGGCTCTGCTTTGGCGTCGGCATCGGCTACTGGGAGGACTCAATCGACTGGCGCTGGAAGACGACCGGGTTGTCTGACTTCTGCATTCCACGACAAACACTGGCGTCGGAGGAGCGCATTACGATTGCTGGATGTCGCCGCAGGTACGAGCTGCATGAGCTTTACGAGAAGATCCGTGATCCAGAGCGGGCAGAGAAGATGGGATGGAATGTCCAAGCGGTGAAGCAGGCAATGCTACGTGCAGATCATCCGGCTGGATCAACGACGGCATGGTCCGAAACTGAGTGGGAGCGATTGCAAGCTCAGTTCAAGAACAACGATCTCGGAGCAACGGCAG